AAAGATGATTCATCTATTAAAGAGGTGCGTGTAGATAAACATTGGATACAGGCAGCTGTAGATTATTGGGGTGAAGTAATGTTAGCATTAGAAGATATTATTGATCCTGATGATCTGCCAAGAGGAAATGATCGTATCCCATATGAAAGTTGGGAATGTTCATACTGTCCATTTGAGAAAATTTGTAGATAAGATGTTTAAAAAAGAAATCAAATTGATGAAAGAAGACCATAATTATTATTTATTAAAGAGATGGGGCAATCAATGTGAATATTGTCCTGAAAATAAATGTGTATTATGTGTAGAAGAAAAGAAATATCTCAATAAAATGTTAAAGGAGGCAAAATGCCAAATAGAACAGTAGCACACGAATTATTTCATAAGCTAAATAAGATAGATGTAAGCAAATATGTTAAGAAGAAAGGTAAGTTTACATACTTAAGCTGGGCCTGGGCTGTTAGAGAACTATTAAAAGTTGATCCTACAGCTACATGGGTTAATCATGAATATACCCATAAATTAGGTTCAGATCATGGAGATGGTGAAACAATTACTACTCCTTATATGCAAACAACAGTTGGATGTTTTGTTAAAGTAACTGTTACTGCAGGAGGCATTAGTAGATCACAGACTCACCCAGTATTAAATCATTCAAATCAAACGATTAATAATCCGAATGCATTTGAAGTTAACACAGCACAGCAGAGATGCTTAGCTAAAGCAATAGCTCTTCATGGGTTAGGCTTATATATTTACGCTGGAGAGGATTTGCCAACTGATTCTACATTAGATGATGATGAAGTTAAGAATTTAAACTTCCTGCTAGATAAAGTTGATGATCCATATGTTGCAGCTTCAATGAAAAAACAGCTAGATGCTATTAATAAATCTAATTATTATGAATTCGTTAGCAAGCTTAAAGGTTTGCAGAAAGGAAGCAAATGATGAAAGAATACGATGATGATTTATGTAATGTAGGTAGTGAATATAGAATAGGTTTTAATGATGGTACAGTTCTTAAAAGAATGGTATATATAGGCGATAAAATGTCATGTGGAAAGCCAATGAGATGTTATGAAACTAGGGAGAAACATATGAAAGCATTTATTAATCCCAGTTATACTTCATTTATATTGGAAGAAGACATGGATGCTATAAACCATGAAATAGCAAAGCAAGCAGAACATGCTTGGGAAGGAAGAATGTAAATGGGTAAGATAAAAAGAGAGACTGCCTTAAAAATGGTTGATGATGGCCAGCTTAGTCAAAAAAACTTTGACAAGATGGAAGCAAGTGGTCAAATTGCCAAGATGAAAGGCAGTTCAATTAGAGTGATGAAGACACAAAGTAATACGTGGGTAATGCCTACATTTTACTATAAAGGTCTTAATGAATCAAAAGTAAGTAAGGAAATGATTGAATTAAGGAAGAAGGTTCTTCAGCTAATTGCAGAACATACAATATCTAAATCAGAAACTAATGAGGTATCTAAATAATGAAAGCAAAAGTAAATAGCACAGTATGTAATAATGTTAAAAGATGGGTAGATGCAGGAGCAAAGGATAAAAATATTGCTAAAGCATTTGACTGTTCAATAGCAACTGTTCAAAATATAAAAAGAACAAGCTATAGCTTTAAAGAATATAGAAATCTTGTAAATAATCAGATGAAAAAGTGGAGAGATAGTTCAAAATATAACTATAATCCTACGCCAAATAATAATAATAGTATAGCAATTAAAGAAATGTCACCTATGGTAAAAAGAGTCTATGATACATTAGCTCTCATAGGTACACAAAAACAGATTAAGAGTCTGGATAAAAAGATTGATTTGCTAACAGAGAGATTTGATTTGGTATTCCCTAATAATAAAGTTAAAACAGAAGGAGATAAAGATAATGAAAGAGCCAACAGCAGCGTTTAATGAACAAAAAGATGGCTATACACCAACATCACCAGGAGTATATCAAGGCCATATTGTTGGGTTAAGATCAAGAGAGATTGACGATAGAATAGTATTCAATTTTCAAATTAGAATAGCTGAAGAAGCTGGTGCTCTTGACGTTCCTAAACTTGTTAAAAACGGTACTGATGATCCCGAGATTGAATATGATGATGCAGGTAAGGCTGTAATGATGAAAGCTGAATACATGGTAGGCAGAACATTTGAGTCAAGGGGTATTTGGTTTACACCAACTCCTCCATCAAGTGAAAGATGGCGGAATAGAGACTACAAAGAGTTTTGTGAAAACGTAGGAATACAATTTTCTAGAGATTCCGAAACTAACAATGTAAGTCTAGGTGAAATTGAAGAGAGTGATGTTTTAGGTCTTCCTCTTTTAGCTAAAGTTGGCACATTGGAATACACCAATAAAAAGACTAAGAAAACTGTTAAGAAAACAGCAGTTCTAAATGCTTTTAATTGGGACAATGGTAAACGACTTGAACCAGCTAAATTGGATGAGCTGCAAGATGCACCATTCTAACTGAAATCTTAAAATAAAATATAAGGGGAGAGAGTAATATGAAAGTAGATACTAATTGACTAGTGTGAAAATACTAATTGAAAGGTTGGCAAACTGGAGTATAAGTTCTCTCCCCTTTAATATGGAGTAATAAAATTAATGCCTAAAAATGCAACAATAATGCAAGCAAGACGAAAAAGTTTATGTCCTGGATGTAGCAAACATATAGAGTCTGGTCAAACTATTAAGGTATATAATGATGAATGGTTCCATTTATATCCATGTTGGGATGATATGTGGAAAGCAATAATAGATAAAAGAGATTATGAAGATTTTATAGAGATAAATAAATATAAAAATAAATCTAAAATAAAAATTAAGCCAGTAATTGAGAATGTTTCAGAGGATGCAGTTGCACTAGAATCTCTTATTGAGAGAGTTATTAAGTGGTCAAAATCACAAGAAGCTGCACATAACGATTTAATTATATGGTTAGGTCATGCCAGTCCAAGTAAAGTTAAAGAAGCATATTGGAAGGTCAGAGAAAATGAATGAAATTTGTACAGCAACAATTAAATTGACTGATGCTGAAATTGATAAAATAATATGGTCAATGAAATCTATTAAAACTGTATTAGGAGTATTTGAAATAGTTCCAGATAACGATTGGATAGTATCATTGGATAATGTGCTTGATAATATGGAAAAGATAGCAGGTAAAATTAAAGAGGTGAAAGATGAAAAAAGACTTGAAAGTAATGAAGAACCAAGGCCAAAAGAAGAATATATCAACAAAATTACTGGTGAAAAGAGCCTTGAAGACAATAAAGGGCCCGCAACCAAGGAAGGGATATAAATTTATTAAAGATATTGATGATGGTACAATGATTCATACTGAATTTGGTACTGTGGCTGTTAAAATAAGAAGCACAGACTCTTCAACAGAAGTTATTGTTACGGAGCATAATTGCAGGCCAGAAGATGATTCATATTATCTTGGTAGACAACTATGGAGCTCAAGAACACAAATTAAAACTTAAATAGAACAGTGGAGCTGAGTCACAGCAAGGTGGATAAGGTCCTCTGGAATAGTTCGCATGCGCTCTGCTGTTCTTAACTTTAAAAGGATAATAATATGGAAATTACAAAAAAACAGTGGAAATCTTATAGATTTGTGCAAGATAGTGGAGCATATAATATGTTTGATCCAAATGCAAGAGCGATGACTCATTTAACAAAAGAAGAGTGGATACATATAATGGAAAACTACAATAAACTAAAAACAAAATATGAACCTAAGGAGGTTTAAAATGGGATGTAGAGGAACAATAGAAATATGGAATAATGGTGCAGCACCTAAAGATGAAGAAAGGCCAGTAGTATTATATACTCATTGGGGAGCAAAAGAGATGGAAGATGATTTAAGAGATGTATTAAGCAGAAAGAAAAGATGGAGTGACCCCGCATATCTTAGTAGAATGATATTTAGTAGAATGATAAGAAATGATCCTGATGGTGAAACTGGATATGGAATACAAACCTGTAATGTAGGCGATGCAGAAGCAGAAATAATAGTTGATTGCGATAGGCAAGAGATAATAGTTAAAGGATGGGATGAGAATGATACATATACATTTAATGAATTTATAGACCCTGATGAATTGAATACCGAACCACCAAATTGTAGTTAGGAGGATATAATGATAAATTTTGAAATAGGTGATTGGGTAAAACTAAAAGATGAAGAAGATACTTTCCATATAGTATCAATAGCTAATAATAGTGGTTTTATTAAAGTAGAAGATATAAGTGGTCATACATTTGTAACTGAACAAAGCTTGGTTACCAAGAAGCTTACAAATGAAGAGATATATGGATTTGAACCAACAACTGCAGATGAATTTAACAAGGAGGTAAATAATGAGTGATTGGATTAAGACAAAAATAGGAATGCAGGCAATGGAAAATATTGTAAGATATCTGCCAAGAATAACTGTAGCTCTTGAAGAAATAGCTAAGAATCAAAATTTAAAAAAGATATTTTATACAGAAATAAAAGATACTAAAATGTCCTATGTTCTTACTGAAGAGATAGCAAAAATGGGTAAAAAATTAACTGAGGTAGAAAAATAATGCCTACAAATACTTCAATTAACACATATATAACTGATTATGAACTATATCATATTTATAGAAAAATGTATGAATCAAAATCTTTAGATAAAGATTGGTTTGTAAGAGATAGTAGACCTTGGGTTAGAATGCATCAAATTAAAAACAGAATAACCGATAGAAAATATATTAAGAGAGGAGAAAGAAGAGATGAAAATTAATAAAGTAAATCTTGACAAGTTTATTACTGGTGAAGGAAATGATGAATATGAAAATCAATATACTATGGATGGATACGAACAACAATATAAAGAATCACAAGATGCAGTTAGAAAATATGCACATGATTTAAAAAATGTTCAAAAGAAATTAGACTTAGCTGTAGATATAATCTTAGCATTACAAAAAATAATAAATACTGGTATTCCTAAATCTTTACATAGTGAAATAAACTTAATACCAACAAAAATACAAAAACAAATAAATGCATTAACTAAAGGAGGATATCGTGGTTAAAGTGAAAAATCTAAAAGAGAAACAATCAATGGAAAAGAAACCTTCAAAAGGACCTCTTAGCAAATACAAATATGAAACTGAACTTGTCTATGAAAAGAAAAAGGCTGGAGTAGAAGAAATGAAAAAAGATATGCTTAAAATGATGGATAAGATAGATAGACTGGAAGATGCATATAAATTTCTCAAGCAAAGAGTAAATCGTTTGGATGGGATGCGTTAAGATTGTCATTAATAAATTATAATAATGGAACACGCAGAAAGAATAGAAGAACTAAAAGGTATTACCGCAAAGAAGAACCATTTGTGTGTGATAAATGTAGCAAAGTTTGGCAATTTGCAAGTTCAGATGGATATACTAATTCAGAATACTTATATGGTTTTCCAAAGATAGGATGTTCACATAGAATTTGCAGTAAATGTAGAGGAAATATATAATGGGACAAATGAAGAAACTTAAAGAAGTCATTGATAAATATAATAATTTAAGAGGCAGAGAAAAAGAAGCAGTAAGAGAAGCAATGGAAGAATTAAAAGACTATGTATATGAGCATAATCAATTAAATGAGATAAATAATCTAAATGATATAATAAAAGCAACTCCTGAATATAAATTAGGTAAAAGCATTATTGAAGATGCAAAAAATAAAGGAGAAGCATAATGTCAATGCATATAGAAATGGAAGATGATTATCACAGCACAACATATTATCAGGGAACTGTCAATGAAAAACATGATTTCTTGGTTGAAATTATCTATTCCAGTAACATGAATGATCATACAATTAATGCTATCGAATGGATAGAGAAACAAGGCAATGTTGATTTTAAAATGTCTAAGAAATTAGAAAGTAAAGCAGAAGATAAAATAAAAGATTTTGTGATGAAATGGTTATTTGAAAAACAAGAAGAGGAAAAAAATGATTAAGAAATGCCCGTCTTGTGGGTATGATTTTACTAAGCAATATAATGCTTCAGTAGAAATCACACAATTAGTTAATGAAAGAGATAAAAGATTAAGAGAATTGATAAAGAAGATAGCAGTTCTTATAAACAAACATGTGCCATCGTCTAGTAGAAAGTCATATTTTCAATTTCTGCACAGCATTAAAGATATCGACAGTGCTATAGTTACATGGGCGATAGAAAACTTTTATCAAAAGAGACATTATTTAAATGGAAAAGGGTTTTCATATCTAAGGACTATAATACAAAATAGAAATAAAAATATGGATACACTAATGAAAAATGAAAGAGAAAGAATAGGCAGTGTTCCGCCTGTTATAAACAAACAATAAAGGAGAGATAAAATGTTACAAAATGCAAAATTCCCAGTATTTGAAGCAGCAGTTACATACGACACACCTAATGGTGATGTTCCAACTAACTACAAGCTAATAGTAAGAAAAGATACTAATAAAATACTAAGCTGTATGACAAATGATTATAAGCTAGTTAAGAATGAAACTATAATGAACTATGCTGACCCTGTAATTAAAAAAAATAATGGTAAGTTAAAGGAAGTCAGATTGCTTAATGATGGAGCTAAGACTATGATGAGATGGACATTTCCAGATCAAACAGTTAAAATTGGTCATAATGATAAAATAAATCCTGAAATTATCATTAAAAATAGCTATGATGGTACTATAGGAGTTAACATAATGGCAGGAGCCTTTAGACTTGTATGTAGCAATGGAATGGTTATAGGAGTAGTCTTAGATGATTATAAAAACAAGCATAGTGTACATAATGTTGAATTAGACAAATTAGAACAAATTATCATTGACACTATTGATAAAACTAAATATGCATTTAAAGAAGAGTTCCCAACTCTCATTGAGACTAAGATTCGTGAAAAGCATATAATAAACTTTATTAAAATGTTTCCAATACAGGCTAATGAAGTCATTACTCAGATGATAATAGCTAAAAGTCCTAAAACATTCTGGGATTTATTTAATGTAGGTACTAACGTGCTAACACATAAAATGAATAGAAATGCTGAATCAACACACTCCCTTGAAAGCTCACTTTATCCAACAATTAAAAATTGGACAAAGAGAGAAATAGCAGTTGCCTAGCCTGGACTGGTATGACTGTCCTATAGTAATACCTTATTATGGTGGAAAGAATCTGCTGAGCAAAAAACTTGTTCAGTGGATTCCCCATCATGAAAGATATTTTGAAGTCTTTGCTGGTGGGCTGTCGATGTTCTTTAG